ATGTCAGGGCTTAGAGGAGAAGCTAAAAACTTACGTGAAGCTCTAAAACTTGACCCAACAAATACCAGTAAAATGGCGCAATTGCAAAAGAATTTACAAACGCAGTTGGGCTTGTCACGCGACAAAGCAACAAAATTAAAAGAAGAACTTTCTACGGTTGACAAAAGTTCACCAGCAGGTCAAAAGAAATGGTTACAACTTACTAGAGACTTAGGCACAGCAGAAACACAAGCTAACAGGCTAGAGAGCGAAATTAAGCAAGTCGAGGGCGCTATTAGTTCAGGTTCTTGGAACATTGACGCTAAAATGGATACTAAAGGCGTTAATAGCGGAATTGATGGCATGAAGTCACGCTTTAGTGGTCTTAGAGAAATTGCTATAGGCGCATTTAGGCAAATTGGTGCTAGTGCTGTTAGTGCTGTCGGTAATGGCTTAAGAGGCTGGGTATCTGACGCAATGGATACTCAAAAAGCCATGATTGCCTTGAAGAACACAATGAAGTTCAAAGGAAACGGTAAAGAGTTTGACTATGTAAGCAATTCTATGCAGAAGCTCGCTAAAGATACAAATGCAAATACCGAAGATACTTTAAAACTTTCAACGACGTTCGTTGGTTTAGGCGATACTGCTAAAAAAGCGGTCGGTAAAACGGAAGCATTAGTAAAAGCTAACCAAGCATTTGGTGGTACTGGCGAACAATTAAAAGGTGTAGTTCAAGCTTACGGTCAAATGTCGGCAGCTGGTAAAGTTACGGCTGAAAATATTGGACAATTAACCGATAATAACACAGCTCTTGGTTCTTCTTTAAAAGACACTATTATGAAAATGAACCCCTCATTACAGCAATATGGTTCTTTTAATGAAGCTGTTTCAGAAGGCGCTGTTTCAATGGATATGCTAGACAAAGCTATGGAAAAAATGGCTAAAGGTTCTGGAGGCGGAGTCAAAACTATTGGGGACGCGTGGGATAGCTTCAACGAAACAATGTCAATTGCTTTAGTGCCTACTTTGAACGCTTTAACACCTATCATTAGCGACTTAATAGACAAAATGTCTGACTGGGGCGAAAGTGCTGGTAAAGCTGTATCAAATGTAGTTAAGTATTTCCAAGACTTGTTTCAAAAACTGCAAGAAAATTCAGCCACTTTAGCGTTTTTGGAGTCTTGGGATAACATAAAAAGTGCATTTGATTCCATAGTTTCTATTATAGGGAACGTCATAAATTCATTTCTTGGAATAAATACAGAAACAACAAAAAATGCAACAAGTATAGATAACGTAGCAAAGAGCATAGCTGTATTTGCTAGTAAAATTTCAGAAGTTACGAAAAAAATAGCTGATTTTCTTAAAAAAATTAGTGAAAGTAAAAGCGCAATGGATAATATAAAGGTAGCTTTAGTTGCTTTAGCTGGCG